TCTAGACCTACTAATGCTTTTAATAGCGTTAACTTCGCTGCTATACCTAAGAGTGAACAACACCGTAAATGTTTCAAACCCACCAATGACTACTTTGTTGAGCTGGATTTTGATGGTTATCACCTGCGTTTACTTTGTGAGCAGATTAACTTTGAGCTAACTAGCGATTCAGCACACAAACAATTAGCTAAACATTACTTTGGAACTCAAGATATTACAGAAGAACAGTATCTAGAAGCAAAACAAATTAATTTTCAAGCAATTTACGGTAAAATACCTAAAGAACATAGGAATTTAGAAATATTTAAAAAAATTAGTAACTTTATCAAAGAACTTTGGCGTGTATACGAAGAAGATGGCGAAGTCTTAGAACCTATCAGTGGGAAACCATTTGGTAAAGAGCTAAAAGACATGCATCCAGCAAAGCTAATGAATTATGTTATGCAATCTTTGGAAACTTCAAGAAATATTCTTATATTGAAAGAAGTACTGCGATATTTACAAAACAAAAAAACAAATGTAGTGCTCTACACTTACGATTCTTTTCTTTTTGACTTTAGCAAGGAAGACGGTATAGAAACATTAGATGATATTAAGGAGATCTTAGAAGAGGGTGGAAAATACCCTATTAAATTTAAACACTCAAAAGATCTTTGTTTATAAACACGAAAGATATTTATATATGATACAAGAAGCTATCGTAAAGGGGTTTGATTATGACATTGACCCCATTTATTTAAATGAAGATATGAGCAACAAATTATTTTGTACCTTCGCTACACAAGATACTCTAGAAGGAGTTATTGAAGAAGTTAAGGAGAGGTACAATATCATATATAATAAAATCTTTGTACTTTATTCAAAAAGTCAAGATGAATATATTTGTACCTATAATGTAGATTTCGGGAACGTAGGTTCCTTTTTAGAGAATACTATATTAGTGCATCGAAAAAAAGAGTCGAATACACTTTATACTATTAATGCACTTAATACCCTAATTAAGGAGTTGAATGGAGGAGTACTTGACACATCTTATAGAATTAACTGGCCAGATTACAAAAACTGTGTACTATTGACTAAAGGCCCAGAATTAAAAAGAGTCAATACTAAACTTTATAGGATTATAGAGTTGGAGAACTGAAATTAAGTTCTTATATTGTATTAATAAACGTTATATTTTAAAATTAGTTATATGGATTTAAATGCTATTAAAGCAAAACTCGACACGTTAAACAGTAACGGTCAACAAAAAGAGAAAACAGATTATTCAAAGATTTTTTGGAAACCTGAATTGGGTAAGCAGACGATTAGAATCGTTCCTTCTGCCTTTGACCCTGCATTTCCGTTTAAGGAATTAAAATTCCACTACGGTGTAGGAAAATACCCGATGGTTGCTTTATCGAATTTCGGTAAACAAGACCCTATCGAGGAGTTCGTAAAAGAACTTAGAAAGACAAACGATAAAGACAATTGGTCTCTATCAGGAAAACTTAACCCTAAGACAAGAGTATTTGCTCCTGTAGTAGTAAGAGGTCAAGAAGAAAAAGGAGTTAGATTATGGGGCTTCGGTATTACAATCTATAAAGCATTACTTGCTTTAGCAGAGGATGAAGATATTGGAGACTTTACAGACGTTATTAATGGATGGGATATGGTAGTAGAGCAACAAGCTGGTAACCCTTACCCTGAAACTACTGTTCGTATTAAACCAAAACAAACACCTCTATCAGATAATAATGAATTAGTTGATATTTGGTTAAAATCACAACCTAATCCTACAGAAGTACATACTGAGTATGATTACGATTACATTAAAAAACAACTACAAGGTTATTTAAATCCTGGAGCTGAAGAAACTACTACAGCACCGGATAGTAATATCGATAAAACTCTGCCAGAAAGCTTAGGTCAACAGAAATCTGACTTTACTTTGGAAACAGCTACGGCTGGCAACAAAGACACAGTTAGTAAATTTGATGACTTATTTAATGAATAATGGCAAAAAAACAAGAGACACAAGAGAAAGCGGCAGCAGCTGTACGCAAATCATTCAACTTAGGTAACTTTAAAAAGAAGAAAGGCTTTGCAAATGCATCTGTAAAGTTTAAAGAGCAAGGGTGGATTCCACTTTCTAAAGCTTTTCAAGACATTACGTCTCTACCGGGCATACCTACAGGTCATATAACTCTTCTTAGAGGTCATAGTGATACAGGTAAAACTACTGCGTTATTAGAAGCTGCAGTAAATGCTCAAAAAGCAGGTATACTACCAGTTTTTATTATATCAGAGATGAAATGGTCTTGGGAACATGCTAAAGAAATGGGTTTACAGTTTGATGAGGTAAAGGATGCTAACGGTACAGTTACCGACTATGAAGGTCATTTCTTATACGCCGATAGAGGTTCATTAAATACTATTGAAGAAGTAGCAGTTTATATGGCTGACCTAATGGACGAACAAGCAAAAGGTAACTTACCTTATGATATGTGCTTCTTCTGGGATTCAATTGGATCTATACCTTGTGATCTATCAGTACGTTCTAATAAGAACAATAATGAATGGAATGCAGGAGCAATGTCTACTCAATTTGGTAATAACCTTAATCAAAAGATACTATTATCAAGAAAAGAGAATGCACCGTATACTAATACGTTAGTAGCTATCAATAAAGTATGGACTATGAAACCTGAGCATCCAATGGGTCAACCTAAGTTGCAGAATAAAGGAGGAATGTCTATGTGGTATGATGCTACACTAGTAGTAACGTTTGGGAATATTACAAACCCTGGAACTTCTAAGATTAAAGCTGTAAAGAACGGCCTTCAAGTAGAATTCGCTAAAAGAACTAATATTCAGATAGAGAAGAACCACATTGGAGGAGTACAGTCAAGAGGAAGGGTAGTGATGACTTCACATGGATTTATCGAAGACGATAAAAAAGCTATTGACAAGTATAGAGATGCTCATAAAGAGCACTGGTTAAAACTTGTAGGATCTATAGATTTCGATTTAATAGAAGAAGGCGACCTAGAAGAAGAAAGAATCACTCCTAATATTCTCGATTAATGGCATACGATGACATTCTAAATAATTTAAAGGAAACCCCTCCCCGAGCATTAAATGACCATATCTTAGTCATAGATGCGATGAACACCCTAATACGGTCGTTCTCGTTGCTCAAAGCGATGAACCCATCAGGCACCCATGTCGGCGGCCTGGTAGGGTTTCTTCGTTCCTTAGGGTACGTAACTCGAATTTTTGACCCAACAAGAGTAATTATTATATGGGATGGGAAAGGAGGCTCTACTAATAGAAAAAATATAGACCCTAATTATAAAGCTCAAAGAGCAAATTCAAGAATTACACACTGGGGGCTATACGATACTAAAGAAGAAGAGACCGAAGCACTTATAGGACAGTTATATAGAACTCAAGATTACTTAGACTGCTTACCAGTACATCAAATTGTAATGGATAAGTTAGAAGCTGATGATATTATGGCATGGATAGCTAAAAAAGCTTCTTCATCAAATGTTAAGAAGTGTACAATTGTATCATCCGATAAAGACTTTTTGCAGTTAGTAGATGAAACTATAGAAGTTTATGCACCTATAAAAAAGAAAGTCTTTACTAAGGATAATATATTTGATGAGCTAAAAGTACTCCCGGAAAATTACAATATAGTTAAAGCCCTACTAGGTGATAACTCAGATAATTTACAAGGAGTAAAAGGTTTAGGTATTAAGACAGTTGTATCACAGTTCCCTAAACTCTTGACAGAAATAACAGACTTAGATTATATCTATAAAGTTGCGGAAGAAAACTTAGACGGTAAAAAAATCTTTGCAAAAATTATTCATAATTGGGACAGAGTTCTTACTAACTTTGAGTTAATGGACCTACATATTACTTCCTTAGACGATAAAGAGAAGGAGTACGTTAACGAAGTATTAAACTCACCAGTACCTAGTCTACAAACAGGTGCTTTTCTTAGACTATTAGAAAAAGATAAAATAGAAGGTATTACAAAAAATACTGAAAGTTGGTTAGAGAATTATAGAGGGTTAATCACAGCATAATGAACTACAGATTATTTATTATCGGAGCAGGATTCTTTTTTCTTGCACAGACATTATCTTGGTTCCAAACTAACGGTCAATTTTTAAATAACTGGGTTAGGGATAACCCAATAATAGTATCAGGCCTTTTTGGAATACCGGTAGGTATGTGTTATATTTACGGCACTACTTACGTTGTTGAAGCTTTTGAAGGAAAGTTATGGCCATCAAGACTTACAGGCTTTGCCACAGGTATATTTAGTTTTGCCATTCTCAGCTATGTTTTTATGAAAGAAGGAGTTAATCTTAAAACAGGTATTATATTAGGATTAGCTACAGTGATAATAATGTTACAAGTATTTTGGAAATATGATTAAAGGAATAATAGCAGGAAATTTTGATGTACTACATCCTGGGTATATAGAAATGTTTAAGGAGATGAAGAAACACTGCAGTACTTTAATAGTACTATTGCATACTGATCCATCGGTAGAAAGACCTCACAAACTTAAACCTATTCTAAGCACATCAGAAAGAAGGGAAATGTTACTTTCTCTAAAGTATGTAGATGATGTTGTTTCGTATACGTTTGAAGCATCACTTTTAGATTTGCTAAGGTTAGGAGAGTTTGATATAAGGTTTTTAGGAGATGATTATATAGATAAACCTTTTACTGGAGACCATCTAAAGATACCAGTACACTTTTTAAATAGAGATCACGGCTGGTCTACAACTAAATTTAAAAAATTAATAGCAGAAAGTTATGAACGCAGTAATAGTTAGTGGGTACTTCAACCCTTTTCACAAAGGTCATCTAGAGCTTTTTGAAAATGCAAGAAGGAAAGGAACGGAACTATGGGTTATAGTAAATAGTGACTTTCAACGAGAGTTAAAAGGGAGTAAAGCATTTATGGATGAAAATGAACGGTTAGAAATTATAAGAGCACTCAAAGTAGTTGATAAAGCTTTCATTTCTATAGATAGAGATTCTACTCAATGTAAAACTCTAAGCACTATTAGTAATTTTTTCTCTTACGATTATTCTTTATCATTTGGCAACGGTGGTGACCAAACTAACGAATCAATACCTGAAACAAAAATATGTAAAGAATTAGGAATAAAACTTATAGACGGATTAGGAGATAAAATACAGTCTTCTTCTTGGCTATTAAAAAAATAAATCATATATTAATAGAACATAAAAAGGTTATAGATGACATTAAAAAGTTTACAAAATTACGGGAAAGGGTTCCAATTAAAAGTTTTAGGGTCATTACTGACAGATAAAAGTTTCTTACTTAACGTAAGAGATGTTTTACATGATCATTATTTCGATGCAGATTCACATAAGTGGATAGTCAATCAGATAAAAGATTACTTTGATAAGTACCACACCAGTGTTACTATGGACGTACTTAAAGTAGAGCTTCAAAAACTAGAAAACGAAGTTCTTCAAGTAGCGTTAAAAGAAGAGTTAAGAAACTCATACGAAGCTACACAAGATGATCTAGAGTACATACAGGAAGAATTTCAAACCTTCTGTAAGAATCAAGAAATGAAAACCGCTATACTAAACTCAGCTGATCTACTTAAAGAAGGAGACTTCGACGGTATCAGAAATCAAGTTGAAACTGCAATGAAAGCAGGTATGGATAAAAACATTGGACATGAATATAATAAAGACGTTGAAACTCGTTATCGCCTCGACTATAGGCCTACTATTCCTTCTCCTTGGCCTATCTTCAATGATGGTATACAGGGAGGATTTGGCCCTGGCGACCTGGCTATTGTTTTTGGTAATCCAGGTGGGGGTAAGTCATGGACTTGCGTTGCTATTGCTGCTCATGCTGTTAAAATGGGCTATAACGTCAACTATTACACTTTGGAACTTGGAGAGGACTACGTGGGAAAACGATTTGACTGTTATTTTACAGGGTACAGTATTGATGAAGTCAATAAACACCGTAAAGAAGTACAGACGTACGTTGATGGTCTCAAAGGCAAACTTATCGTTAAAGAGTATGCTCCAAAGAATGCAACGGTAAACACTATTAAGTCACATATTCAGAAATGTACGGATATGGATCATAAACCAGATTTAGTTATTATTGACTATGTAGATTATTTAAGAGCTCCCTCTAAAGGTAAAGGTTTCGAACGTAAAGATGAGATAGATGATGTATTTATTGCAACCAAAGGTTTAGCAAAAGAAATGAAAATCCCCGTAATTACACCGTCGCAGGTAAATAGAATGGGAGCTAAAGATAATGTAATTGAAGGCGATAAAGCAGCTGGGAGTTACGATAAAATGATGGTAGCAGATATATGTATATCTCTATCTAGACAAAAAGAAGATAAAGTTTTAGGTACTGGAAGAATTCACGTAATGAAAAATAGATACGGCCAAGACGGTATGACCTATAACATTAAGATGGATACTAACAACGGTAGAATTGAGTTTGATGGAATCTCCAACCCAGCAGACTTATTAGAAGATGAGAGTAAACCTAAGTTTACCTTAACCCGTGAACAAATGGAAAAAGTTTTATAAGTTTTCAGGCATAATGTTGAATATATATCATATTTATAACCATGCCCGAAGGAATTTTCTCCTCGGGTGTTTTTGTCTAAATTTTTTTAATATTAAATTATAATTATATATGAGTTTATTAGAAGAACGGGTTGTGTATAAGCCCTTCGAGTACCCACAAGCATACGATTACTGGTTAAAGCAGCAACAAGCACACTGGCTTCATACAGAAGTACCAATGGCTCAAGATGTCACTGACTGGAAATCTAATATGAAAGATCATGAAAAGAATGTTGTCGGCGGTATCCTGAAAGGATTTGCACAAACAGAAACAGTAGTAAATGACTACTGGTCAACACTAGTTACTAAGTGGTTTAGGAAGCCGGAAGTTATTATGATGGGTACTACTTTAGGTTCTTCTGAAACAATACATGCGGAAGCTTATTCATTACTAAATGAGCAGTTAGGTCTAGATGACTTTGCAGAATTTATGGAAGACGAAGCTACTATGGCAAAAATAGAATCTTTAATGAATGTTAGAGATGGGCATAATGGAGAAGCTAACTGGCATGATAGAGCTAAATCTCTAGCTATATTCTCAGCATTTACTGAAGGAGTTAATTTATTTTCTTCGTTTGCAGTTCTTTTGTCATTTAAAATGAGAAATAAACTTAAAGGAGTAGGTCAAATTGTAGAATGGTCAGTGAGAGATGAAAGCCTACATTCAGAAGCAGGTTGCTGGTTATTTAGAACTCTTATGGAAGAGCATCCTGAATTTAAAACACCTAAATTAATTGCCGATATCAACGAAGCAGCTAAATCAGCAGTAGAGTTAGAATTTAACTTTATAGATAAGATATTCGAAATGGGAGATCTTGAAAACCTAACTAAAGAAGAACTAAAAAACTTTATAAAACATAGAGTTAATACTAAAATGGGGGATTTGGGATTAAACCCTATTATACCTTCTTCAGAAATAGATAAAGGAGCATTAAAGACTATGAAATGGTTTGATGCAGTAATCGCAGGTAAACAACAAACTGATTTCTTTGCAAGTAGAGTAACAAACTACAGTAAAGGTCATTTGGATTGGTCAAACGCATTTTAATATGATACCAATAATAATATATTCAGACAAATTTCTTGATAAAATAGGTATCTTTTTTAGGGTAGGAGGTATAACTTTATTTCCTTTCATTATAATAAGAAAACCTTATAAGAAACTGGTTAACCATGAAACTATTCACATATACCAACAGTTAGAGCTTTTAGTAATACCCTTTTACCTACTTTACATTCTAATGTACCTGTATAACATAGTAAAGTACCGGAATGTATTTGAAGCTTATATGAACATACCTTTTGAAAAGGAAGCATATGCAAACGAAAACGATTACACATACATAAAAAAACGAAAGTTATTTTCTTGGATTAAATATTTTAAATAAAACATGTCATATATAGTAGATACAAGCAATTGGGAATCCGGAAAAGACTACCCAGAATGGATGAACGAAGTTTCATTAGCAACAATTTCAAAAGGTTATTTATTACCGGATGAAACTCCAAAAAAAGCATTTAGAAGAGTAGCTGATACAGTAGCTCATAGACTAGATCGTCCTGACTTAGCGAATAAGTTTTTTCGTTATATGTGGAAAGGATGGTTGAACTTAGCCTCTCCTGTACTATCAAATACAGGAACCGATAGGGGACTGCCCATCTCTTGTTTCGGTATCGATACACCGGACTCCATTAGAGGTATCGGCCTTACTAACGCAGAGTTAATGAGGCTGACTTCTCTAGGAGGAGGAGTAGGTATTGGACTATCTAAAGTTAGAGGTAGAGGTAATAAAATAGGTAAAGATGATATGGGTCAGTCTGAAGGTATAGTACCTTGGGCTAAGATTTACGACTCTACAATTATTGCTACTAATCAAGGAGCAGTAAGAAGAGGAGCAGCATCAGTTAATCTGGATATTAATCACCCAGATATAGAAGAATACCTAGAAATAAGAAGACCTAAAGGAGATCCTAACAGACAGTGTCTAAACCTTCATCAATGTGTTGTAGTGGATGATAGCTTTATGCAAAAACTAGAGCATAGAGACGCTGAGGCAATGGGGTTATGGGTTAAAATACTAAAGTCTAGAGTAGAAACTGGAGAGCCTTACATTATGTTTACAGATACAGTAAATAATGCTAATCCTCCAGCATACAAAAAGAATAACCTAGATGTAACCATGACCAACATTTGCTCAGAAATTACTTTACATACTGATGAAGAGCATAGTTTTATTTGTTGTCTGTCATCGGTTAACCTTACTAAGTGGAATGAGTGGAAAAACACTGATTTAATAGAAACCGCAGTGTACTTTTTAGACGGTGTATTAGAAGAGTTTTTAATCAAAACGAATGGAATGGATTCTTTAATCAGAGCAAACCGTTCTGCTAAAAAAGGAAGAGCAATAGGTTTAGGAGTGTTAGGGTGGCATACATTTTTACAAGACGAAAGGATACCATTTGGTTCTATTAGAGCTACATCTTTGACTCATCAAATATTTTCTGATATTAAAACTAAAGCAGAAGCAGCTTCAAGACAATTAGCAGATGAGTACGGAGAACCTTTATGGTGTAAAGGAACAGGTATGAGAAATACTCATGTTATGGCGATTGCACCCACAGTTTCTAATAGTACTATAGCAGGAGGTGTATCTGCCGGTATTGAACCAGTACCTGCTAACATTTACACATTTAATTCAGCAAAAGGTACATTTATACGCAAAAATTCAGCATTAGAATATTATTTAGAAGCAAAAGGAGCTAATACTGAAGAAGTATGGGATCAAATTATGAAAGATAGAGGGTCAATCGCTAACTTACCGGAAGATGTAATGCCAGCTGAAGACAAACCTATATTTTTAACATTTGCTGAGATAAACCAATTGCAGTTAGTAGAACAAGCAGCAGCAAGACAGAAGTATATAGATCAAACACAATCTTTAAATCTAGCATTTGACCCAACAGATAGTCCTAAGTTTATTAATGAAGTTCATCAAACGGCTTGGAGATTAGGAATAAAAACACTATATTACTTAAGAACAGATAGCGTAATTAACGGAGACATAGGAAGCAGAACAGATGAGAACTGCCTTTCTTGCGACGGATAGTATAAAATAAAGTTATGGCAAAAAGAGATACAATTTTTATCTCTATAGCAAGTTATAGAGACAAAGAGCTACTACCTACTATAGAGAATTGTTTAAAGCAAGCAAAATACCCGGATAGATTAAGGTTCGGGATATGCTGGCAGCATAGTAAAGAAGATGAGTGGGATAACCTCGACTTATATAAAAATGATAGGAGGTTTGAAATTATAGATATAGACTTTCAGGACTCAAAAGGAGCTTGTTGGGCAAGACATCATATTCAAAAGTTTTATAACGATGAAACCTACACTCTACAGTTAGATTCCCACCATAGATTCATAGACAATTGGGACGAAGAGTGTATTAAAATGCATAAACTAGCAATAAAACAAGGACACCCTAAACCTTTACTTACTGCTTACCTTTCATCATACTTTCCAGATAAAGATCCAGTAGGAAGATTAGAAGAACCTTGGTACTTATGTTTTGATAGAATAGCTCCAGAAGGCCCTCTGCATACAAAGCCGCATAGTATAGAAGATTGGGAAACATTAGAAGGCCCTGTACCTAATAGATTTTTCTCTGGTCACTTCGCATTTACTACTGGTGACTTTAATACTAAGGTGCCTTACGACCCTGCTTTATATTTTCACGGTGAAGAAATTACTATGGCAGTTAGAGCTTATACTCATGGGTTTGATCTACTAACTCCCCATAAGGTTCTAGCTTATCACTATTATGAAAGAAACGATGGGGTTAAACATTGGTCTGATCATGATCATACGTTAAGAGATACTGTATCATTTTCTAGGGTAAGAACTCTTTTAGGAGTAGGTAAGCCAAAATGTAGACCATGTGTACTAAAGCAGTTAGAGCCTTACGCACTAGGAAAAGAAAGAACTATTGTTGAATACGAACAGTACGCAGGAATCGACTTTACTACTAAGAAAGTCCAGAAGCATACTTTAGATCATTTCAACCCACCAAACCCTACAAACTTTGAAACTGTAAACGGCTACACAGAGTCTTTTTTAAATTATAATAAGTATGCAGTAGATGTACACTCTTCTCACTTTAATGAAGATGACTACGAATACTGTGTTATTTCATTCGAAGGTGAAGACCCAGGAAATGTTATATTTAGAGAAGACATGCCCGGAGAGGAGCTAACTACTTTAATAGATAAAGCAGGAACTGGATTTGTTACTATTTGGAAAGAATTTTACGGAGTTACACCTTATAAAGTAGTAATATGGCCTCATTCTAAAAAAGAAGGTTTTGTAGAAAGATACGAACATATATTTCCAAATGAATAGAAAGTCAACTATATTATTACATCTACCGGCTTACCGTGAACCGGAACTTATTCCCACAATTGAAGATGCTCTAAAACAAGCAAAATACCCGGAAAGGTTACATTTTGGAATATGCAGACAGTATGAACCTTCTGATAAGTTTGACGATTTAACTAAGTATAAGGATAACCCTAATTTCCATATACACGAAATGTTAGCAGTCGATGCTCAAGGCCTTCCTTTTGCAAGAGCTATCATAAACGAAGAGCTACTAACAGATCAGGAGTATATTTTACAGTTAGATTCCCACCATAGATTTGTAAAAAATTGGGATGAAATGCTTGTTGATATGCATAAAAGTTTAGAAGATAAAGGACATAAACCAGTACTAACCGGATACCTGCCAGAATATAAACCTTTCGAAGAGCCAGAAGGAAGAGCAGACTGTCCATGGAAGAGTATACCTAACTGTTTCTACCCTCACGGTACCTTATTTATCCAGCCTACTAAATTAGACGGTTGGGAAGATTTAACAGAACCTGTACCTTCTAGATTTGTTTGTGGACATTTTGCTTTTGCTAGAAGTCAATGGGCTAAAGAAATTAGACATGATCCCGATCTATACTTCTCTGGAGAAGAAATTAATTTAACTGTAAGGAGTTTTACTCACGGTTATGATTTATTTCACCCTCATAAATTAGTAATTTGGCATGCTACAATGAGAGAAGAAAGAGACGGTATACTAGTATGGGATGACCAGTCAAAAGCTGGAAACGATATGTACTGGAAGAAACAAGATTCTGGAAGAGCCAAAATAAGACAGTTATTTGGAGTAGAGGATAACGGCTTTGATTTAACTGGATATGATTTAGGGACAGAGCGTTCATTTAGGGATTATGAAATATATGCTGGATTGCACTTTAAAAAGAGAGCTATGCAGCAGCATACTATAGATTGGAAATACCCTCCCAACCCTATCATCGGTAATTCCGAAGAGGAATGGGAAGATTCTTTTTCTAAGTCACATTACCATCTAGTTACAGTCTTAAAAGAAGATTTTACTAAAGACGACTATGACTTTATATTAATAGCATTTGATAATGAAAAAGGAGAAAGTATACACAGTGTATTTATAGATGATCATAGACTAAGTAACTTCTTAAAAAAAGGAACCCCAATACATTACGAGCAAACGTTTATGAGCGTGAAACAACCAGCAAGAGTAGTATACTGGGCACACAGTAAAAGTGAAGGATGGGCAGAACGTAAAGAATTTGACTATAAATAAAAGAGGGATATGGCTAATGTAGGATTTTACGGCTCGCACAACGCTTGTATAGTAATAGAAAAAGAAGGTAAAATCACCTTAGTACTAGAAATAGAAAGAATACTTAATTTTAAAAATGGAGGAGTAGCTCAATATAAAACAGTAAGATCAGACTTTATAAATCCTCTAGTAATATACTTGAGAGACTATATACTTAAAGCAGCAGGAGTAAGTAAGTTTGAAACTTGCTATCATATGAATACTGATGTCATTATAGATAATGTAAAGTATGAATTGGAAAAAATAATTCCTGCTGATAATTACGTACACGGAAAACATCACCAATCTCACGCTGCTGGTTCCTTTTACCAATCGCCATTTAATAAGGCATTAGCTTTTTCATTTGATGGAGGTGGAAATGATGGTTTCTTTAACATATACTATGCAACAAGAAGCAACTCAGTTAAATTACTAGAATCAGTTAAATCACCTGTAAGTGAAAGCCCACATATGTTTTATGACTTGGGTTTCCCC